CACGCATAGTCGGGTAGAGACTGTCGTAAGGGGCACCGCCCTCTAGGTCTTCAAACCTGCTAGTACGCTCCTCAGATGTTTCCACATCGGATACGCCTACATACGGCTCAATCTCATCGCGGCTATAGCCCATCTGAATAAGGTCGCTCATCGGCATAGATGAGCGCTGCGCTACAAAGTCTGCATCCTCGAGAGACTTGGCGCGACTTGTGATAAGAAACTCTTCTGGCGGTACGTTCTCAACGCAAACCTTTCCGCTGGTTTTTGTGCGCTTAACTTTGATGTCATACAATACTGGTGCAGGAATAATCATCCCATCAGGGGTGATAATATCTTCGCCAATAATTCTTTCGTCTTGCTCGACAACCTCAACTTCTGGGTCGGACAAAATAATGGTAAGCTCTTCGTCATTGAGGTCGGCATATTCTTCCGTCTCAATATCTGTTTTTTCGTCCCAATAAAACTTAACGACACCAGTTTTTAGGATGAGCGCATCCTTGAACCAGTTGTGCATGATTTCAAAGCCACGATTATCATTATTAATAACCCAGTTGCAGTAATCACTAGCCTGTTCAGCAAGTCCAACGTCCTCTGGCCCATGGGGTGAAAAACGAACATACTCCTCTGACTGCGTAAAGATACGCATTAGAGAGGGCATAATATGCTCAATAGTATCTGAAACCTCAGTGCTAACTACCTGAGAACGGTCTGGCTGCTCGTTGCCAAAAGGCTCTCCCAAATAGTAGTCCATCGCGTCGATACGGTCTTGGGAATACTCCGTATCGTAGTGACCTAGCGCTTGTTCAATTTCGTTACGAACAATTCCCTGAAACTCAACGTCATTCATTTTTGCCATAATTTTGCCTTAGTCTGTTGCGTCATCGCCTAGCTCTACAACGGTAGGCTTTGCTGGCGCTTTCTTAACTTTGGTTTTCTTTGTCTCTTTTTTAAGAGCGGGTGCTTTCTTCGGCTTCGCTTTTTCCTCAACCTTAACAGCTAAAGGTTTGCGACAGCTTTTGCAGACACCCGTTACATTAGTGTGGATTGGATAGGCGCAGTGAGGGCAGTTCATGCTTTCATTCCCTTAGCGCACCGACCCATTTTCTTGCATACCATTGGATTGGCGCAAGTTGCACAAGGCGTAAAATTCTTTGCTGCTTTCGCCGCTGCTTTCCCAGCGGGTGTGTATGGATATTTTTTTCCGTCTACGTCAGGCATTTCTTTCTCCTACCACTTAACTTTATGCGACCAGTATTTTGCTGACAACTTACTTGTCGGCTTACCCTGCGCGTTGTGTCTGGCATAATACGATTTTTTTCGTGCTTTGTCTTTAGCTGTCTTAGGATTTTTCCCAGCGCCCTTTACGCCCTGCTGACCGAAGCGAATAAGGCGAATCTTGTCACCTTCTTTTGCAAGAACCGCATGGCTCTTTGTGGGGTGCTTTGGGGTGCGTTTGGGTTTGTTGTAGCCAGCAAACCGCTCGCCGCGATATTCAATAGCCATTATCGAATCCTCATGTGATGCTTTGGGCCAAGTTTCTTGCGTATATGCAAGCCGCGTTTTTTGTGGCGGCGTTTTACGCGAGTGTTTCTAACGACAACATTTTCTGTCTTTTTCGCCACTATGCGTCCCCGTAAATTCCATCTTCAGTGACCCTGATAGAACGCACACGCACCATATAGTCGTCTGGGTGCATCTCAGCTTCTTGGGCGCAGAAGGCAGAGGCAAGCAAGCAGGTGTCGATTAATTCATCCCATTGCTGTCCACGCTCGGCAAGCTGAAAAAGCACGAGCGCTATCATTTCAAATGCTGTGTCTTCGATTGGCTCTCCGTCGAGCGTTGTTAGACTATCCATTTTTGCGACCCATAATTTAATTTTGTGTTCCAACGATGCTTGCTACCGCTTGTCGCAATACTAGCACGAGAAGCAAAGGTAAGGCAAAAGGCATCTGCAAGGTCAGGACTGTTCAACCCGCGCCGTTTCATCTCATCTTTTCCTTCTACCTTCAGCTTACCATTAGATAGGAATGAAAATCTAGGCTTAGATAGGTCTTCAATGAGGTCTTCTTGATTGGGTATTGTGCAGTCGCGCATCTCAAACCATTCTTTGCCGAGGAACCAAAGTTCATCGCGCAAGCGGCCGTAACGCTCCCCCATAGACGCAGACTCTGCTACGTTAATACCGCGTACAGGTAAATCCAGCTCGGTGAGACGGTCAACGACACCAGCACCCAAGCCGATGCTATCGACCAATATTTCGACTGGCCTATCCGACCAAGTAGTTGTTTCATATTCATTTAGGATAATCCCACACATTTCCATCAAATCTTTGTTTCGCCACGATTTGATAGGCTCAGTTACCACATTACCCTTTCTCTTGCAAAGGGCAGATTTATCTGTGCCAAAACGCGCCACATCAAGCCCCCAGACAACGGGTGTAGTTTCTGCCGCCACTTGGTCGCGCTCGGCAGCGGACTGCAAAAGGTGGAGCGGAATGACCACATCGTCATCTGCCTCAGGCCACTCACCAAGGACACGCACACGGAAGATATTGCTATCCTCCCCATATTTTATTTTCATGTCTTCAATGAACTTCGGCCCAACTTGGGTGCTGTCCTGCGATGCCACCTTCATTGTGTAGAAGCTATCCTTCATTTTGTTGAAGGCTTCGTAGAAATAACCAGATGTGCGGGTGGGGTTTCCTGTCATCACGGTTTTAGCACCCTCTGTAGACATGGCACCTTCACCAACCTCAAAGATGATGTCATCAACACCTGAAGCCTCATCCACGAGAAACAACATATTTGGGCTGTGAAATCCCTGCAACGCCTCTGGTGTTTCACGACGAGCAGTACGGGCAACCGCGAAGCTGTCTTGACCAGTAAGCTCCACCTTTGCAGACGTTACCTCGATAAGCTCCTTCAGACCGTCAGGCATACGCCGATGCCATTTAGCGACCTCAGCCCACAAAATGTCTGATAACTGACTGGCAGTGTTAGCGGTACATGCTATCCGAGAAGGCGACCGAGTGAGAACCCACCACAGGATGAGCCAAGATAGAAATGCAGTTTTACCGATACCGTGTCCAGAGCGGATAGCCACCCTGTCATTGTCACGCACAGCATATAAAGCCTCTCTTTGCCATTTCTCTGGTTTGGCGTCCAAAACACCTTCTACGAACAAAACAGGGTCTAAAGCGATTGCAAGCAGTAGTTCCCCAACGTCATTTTCATCTGTCATATATCTCTTTCCTTTTGAAGTGAGAGGGGACAGTCAAAGGGAAAGGAAAACCGTCCCCCCTCGTTTCAGGAGCGCCAAAGGAGGAGTGCGCTCAACCGAAGTCGTGTACTCCTCTGATGTCAAATATACACGTTTATTTGCCCGTAGCAACATGATGCAAATAACGCACCCCTATGGTCAGGGTGTCTATAGGGTGTAGTCACAGTGACTATAGGGTATAGTCATGGTGACTATAGGGTATAGTCAGGTTGTCTAGCCCTTAATAAGTAAACTAATAAGTAAGTTAATAAATCATTTAATAGGGCGAGCCTAAAAATAAAAAAAATTTTAGTGGGGGTATAGGTGGAGTGCGGAGAATTGAAGGGGGGGGTGTTGGGATAGTGGTCACGTTATTTGAATGCTTATATATATACGCTGCCCCCCGCGAGAAATTTTAGGGGGGGGGTCTCAAATCTGTGACATTTGCGCAACACTGTTACATTTGCGCAACACTGTGGCACTTATATCACACCCGATAATCAATCCGCATCATCATCAGACTTGATTGGTTCGGCGTCGATGACCTTGGCGCGATTGCTGGCCATGACTGATTGCACATTTGCTAGGGCGGACGCTAGTGTCGTACCCGTCTCGACCTTCACGTCGAGCGTATCCGCTTTTGGTAATAGGGCACTCATGGCGCGTATAGTCCCATTAACATCTCGCTCCAATGCATCAGCCAATAGCACATCTAATGATTTGCCCCTAGCATCCAACTCTGAAAGCGCGCCAGTGAAGCCACGGTGAAGCTTACTTATAATATCCTTACCGTATCCAGTACCAGCAGGACGCCCTACCTTTTTCTTTACAACATTTTTCGCCAATTTCAATATCCCTAAGCCATTGATTAAGAAACAACATTATCACGCCAAAAAAAATATATAAATAATGCAAATAAATCATCATCTGTGTATTGACAAGCGTACCCCTATGATGCAATATACTAATCACTAGCCCGCAACTAAGCGGCAAACAAAAGGGACTAAACAAATGACTAAAGATTTCACAAGGGAACAATGGCTAAAGGCCGCCGTTGAATTGTTAAACGACAAGGTTTTTAAGCCTGCAGGATATGAAACGCCAAATGACGTTAAGGTGTCATGCGGCTGGCCTAGCGCGGGCGGCGTAGGTTCGCGCCAAGCGACAATCGGACAATGCTTCAACCGCGCCAGCTCATCCAATGGTGTAAATGAGATTTTCATTTCACCGCGCTTGTCAGACCCGATTAAATGCCTAGACGTTTTGGCGCATGAATTGATTCACGCCATTGACGATTGCAAAAGCGGACACAAGGGTGCATTTCGCACAATGGCCAAAGCAATCGGCCTTGAAGGTAAAATGACCAGCACGGTCGCGGGCGAGGAATTGAAGGGACGTTTAAACGCTATCAGCGAGTTTCTTGGCCAATATCCGCATGGCGAATTAACGGCCAATGGCAAAAAGCAAGGAACACGCATGAAAAAGGTTTCGTGCAATTCTTGCGACTTTGCATTTCGCGCCAGCCAAAAACAGATTGATGGAATCGACTTTGACAAGGGTTGCATCGCTATCGGTTGCGATGGTCACTTGAGCGTCGAGGCGTAGCCATGAGCATAGCGGGCGGCGTTTAAACGTTGCCCGCCTTGCTGATTGCTAGGCAATACTGCCACAATCAAACACAGAAAAGGGAAAAGACTATGATTGATTATCAAGATTACGCAAACTCACTTGCACAAAATTTGATTGAAGATATGCCCGATGATGAAGGCGAGTGTTATATTTATGATATGGCCTCAGAATACGCTGACGGCTCAGAACACGTTATCTATTATTACAAGGCGCATGATTTTGTGCAATGGATGCACGCAAGCGATGTTGAACACCTACAGGGTGAAATCGAGGCAGGCGGCTCATTTGTCGGTTACAACGAATTGGCAAGCCGCATCGCCTACTATCATTTATCCAATATGATTTCATCCGCCGCCCTACAAATGCTCGAAGAAAAGGACGCCGCATAATTAACAGCTCAACAGGCTGGCATTGCTGGCCTGTTTTGCGGTTAATTGTGACCGATTAGAAAAGGGATTAGAGAAATGAAAAAAATTGACTTCAAAGAATTGTCAGCCGACCAGCAAGAATGTTTGCATTACGCGCTTGGCGACTTTCTGAATAATTACAACTTCAGAGAACGCGCCGACGATCTATTGAGAGACATAGAAAACATGATTATTCATGGCCAAAACGTGGGTCAAATGCAAAACCTTTCAAACATTGCCCAAGAATTGAGCATCGTATGCGATGAAGCCGCAAAGTTTTGGAACCGATACGCAGAAGACGAGTTAAGGCAGTTTGCAGAATATTCGGAGGAATAAAAGATGAAAACACTTGAAACAATCGGCGGCTTGCTTTTCTTGGCATGGCTTGCTGGCGTTGCGTGGTTCGCTCATGTCGCGCTATAGCAACACAACGCAGGGGCGGCGCGTGTTCGCGCTCACCCTGCAGGGCACCATGAAACAGCAAACCGCATGGCGTCTGCTATGGCTTAACATTAAACAGGCGTTTAAACGCGCCAAGAAAGGGATATAGAAAAATGGGATTGATGGCTTATATTTATAGGAACGATTTGGGAGACTGCACGAGCGGGGGCTTTTCAAGCAAGGCGGAGAAAGTTTGCAT